TATGCCCAACAGTAGTATCGGCATAAGCAACAACAACATCGGAATCGATATTTTTCAGAGCACGAGCAATAAACCAACTAGCAAAATTCTTCTTATGATAAGACGGATGGATACACAATCTAGATAACTCAACTACAATACCGGAACCAAACTGCTGTGCAATATTCTGGCGCAAAGGTGAACTGAAAACACAACATGCCACCAAATCGCCATTATGATAAGCACCAAAACACTTGCCACCCCTCCCCTTCCCAATATAATGATAAGCATCAAGAAACCCCCTAACATCCCTACTAGATACCTCTCTTAATTCAATATTCCTAAAGTCAAAATCAACAGTCTCTAAAGATACACCCAACTTCAGTTTCAACCTATCGAGCACACGATCCTTAGCAGAAAATTCATGCTCCCACACATATATAATCTCATACTCTGGAAAATAACGATCAATATATGTAAACTTACCACGATCATTCCTAACAGCCTTGGGTAATGAATGCCAATAATCACCTTGACATTCAATTAATATATCTCGTTTATCAGGAACAACAACCCTACAATCAAAAACATAATAACCAATCTTAGTTTCTGGCCCTTCTTCATAATATTCTACCCCGAGATCGTCTAAGTATTTATAAAGAGGTTTCTGAATACTACTGATTTTGCCAGATTGGCTGGCCCTGGCTTTCGCCATTTTCTCACGATATTCTGGATCCTTCCAAGCCAACCTTCTCAACTCACATTGATATGCTCTTGAATCAGGATTTGCCCACATCTTTTTACTAGATTCAGAAATCTTAGCAATAACAACCGGGTCTAATAGAGCCTTTTTAACCCCAAATATAACATTGGCTCTATAATCATCTGAATTCCAATTTTTTATGGCATTGTGTCTTTGTATCTCTCGATATTCTACAGATGATAATGCTATAGCAAGGGCATCGATAACCTTGGAACGATATTCATCTTTAGACCATAATGATCTAGAAATCTCAGCTGCTCGTTCTCTTAATTCTCTATTTTGCCATGCAATATAACATTTATTAGTTATTTCGTCCCTATATTCAGGATCTTGCCATCTCTCTTTCATTAATTTAATAATATTTTCTCTAAATCCGGGTTTCTCCCAATGTTGTTTATTAATCCCCGACATCTTCTCAATGAATTCATCACTGCGAAAAACAGTCATTAACTGTTCGCGATGCTCAGGATCCGCCCATCTAGCAAGGTTATTGGCTGTAGAAGCCTCCGACAGCCGTTTTCTGGTATCGTCTGATAATTCGCAATCCAAAACCTTCTTGCGATATTCAGGATCCTGCCAACACAAGAGAGACACACGAGATATCTTACGCTTTACATCCTCTGATGCCATACTAGCAGCATGTTTGATACAATATTCTTCACTCTGCCAAAGTTCCTGGCTCTGTGAACATTTAATTGCATAATAAGTTGGATCCTGCCATACTTCTTTAATAGATTCCGATAATCTATGTAATCGTTCAGGATCTGACCAAATTTCCTTTGATTTTTTAGACCTCTTAATCTTTGTTTTGGCTCTAGCGATTTTCCACTTCTTCACATACTCTGGATCTTGCCAATTAGCCTTTGCAGCTTCAGAAATTCTTCTAAGCCCATCCTCCGATGGAGAATTGTGTGTTATCTTGAATTTTCCCAGCTTATGGCCATATACCATAGCACAATGATGACATCTCCAATTACTATATCTAGAACTATATTTCTGAGATTTAGTAATGCCACAATCTATGCATTTATATTCAACCAACTCTCCGTGTTTATACTTATTCTTGCGCTTTATGCAAGACATACAAATGTGCTGGTCTCTGCGCTTAGCAACCACATATAGCACAGATTTAGACTTACTACATTTTTCACAGACCACAATCACGCGGTCTTTGTTCTTAGCTATATCTGATACTAAACCACTAGCTTCCCAGTCTATCATCATAACCTCCAGAGTATATTTACTCTACGAGGTCATGAAAAACTATCGCTTATTCAAGTACTTTTGCACTTCTTGAACCAGCATTCTATCATATACTGGCTTGTAGGATGGCTTAGCCCCACTGCGTTTAATGGGCCTTAATTTACCCTCGCATAATTGAAGAACAGCACCGGTCACTGAGGGTTCTGCAACTGCGTCCCACGTCACAAAACGATATCCAGGCGATACATAATAAAGTTCTTGACCGCCGTTTTCTCTAATTTCCATATCACCGATACCGCGGGAAGAAATTCCCACTCTACCGTGCCTTAAAAGAGTATTCAACTGCGCGCCGTGAGGCAATTCACTAATAATTTCAGCCTCACCCATTACGGTTTTGCCTTCCATCCAAACCTTGGTGATGAGATGACTGATACGATCGAGATGGATCTTCGCGTCTGAATTACCAGTCCAAAACGAATGCCCATTCTGTTCCATATAGAAATTACCATGATCAACTGTCAGACACTGGATCCTGCCGTTAAGTTGTACCCTGTCTATCTTCAAGAACCTTTTATCAACATGGATCATTGAAGACCTGGATATAAATAGCTGATGTAGTGGTTGTTTGTTTTTGGCTTCAATAATTCTGCCAGCAAACTCATAATCTTCTTCGGTTGTGATAACAGACAATCTACCACACTTACCCACCTTCAAAACACACTCATGAAGATCATCAATAAGCTGCTTAGAAACCGTAAAAATGCTCAACCTAGTATACTTGCCAAGATCGAGTTTGTGCCGCTCGGTTACGACAATATCTGATTTCATGGTAGTAAAAGACTGATCGCGATCGCCAGCCGACAACATACGGCCGTCACCAATAGCAAACCAATAGACAAGTTCCTCAAGATATTCGGCATCAAGCTGCTTGATTTCTTGAGGAATATGCTTATCATAAAGCCCACCACATTGCTTAAGCCATCTAGACAATCGAATGTCGTAAAGATTAAATCCCTTCTTGGCCTCATTCCATTCTAAATCTTGGTGCAAACCAGCGAGCAATTCTCTAATTAGATCTCGCCCAACATCATTTTTTTGCGATATATCAACACGAGCATTATCACCACAACCACCCTCAGCTAGATAGATACCAAGAAATGCACAAAAGACACCAGTCTCGATGTTCAAATCCTGTGTCACATCACGCTTATAGCGGTTCTTTGACTTGGCAGGAAGCTCATCCTCAGAAATCCCGGGGATTGTGACAAAAAGTGGACGATTTCCTTCCCATTTTGCGGTTCGTGGGATGGCCGAATGCACTCTGTGAGCTACTAACAAGTCCTCAGCTGTCCGATAGATCTCACCCAATTGACCACGATCTGGTCGTTTCAGCAATAAAAACCGATGGCCTGGTGTAAACGCAGAATCAATATTGCGACCTTTGAATTGACACAAGTCGCCGTCAAATAACTCATTAACGATCCCATTTACGCGGGACTGGATCATTTTCCCGTTCTTACGCGACATAACATAGTCGCCGATTTCAACGTCTTCGAAATCCCTCCAACCATCAACTGTGAGTATGCGGATACCACCCTTCCCAGAGGTGGTGGGTACCCATCCGCACGGATGATCGTACTCCCCCCAAACTGAGCGGTTTGATATATCCTCTTGAATGGCACCCACAGCTTCTTTGAGAATGGGCCGGGGATAAACCCTACCATTCGCATTGATATCATCAGCCACCTGAAAAACACCAGTAACTCTCGTTGCAGGGGCACCGCCGGCGACGGACTCACTCATTATCTGCTTCGTGGCCTTGATAACCAAAGGCCAGACATCTTGAAGAAGCATCGTCCCCTCAGGGATACACCCAGTCTGAGCCACCAAGCCCCTATTAAACATGAGCGTTGGATCATAAATACCTTGTTCGATGGCAGACTGCCGAGCGGTACGAGTCATTATCATGACATACTCCATTTCCCCGAGTGGATCTCAAGTAATTTATCTTTGCCGTACATATTATCGAGTTGCTTTAGAAGCGATAAGCTATTAACTCACGCCCTACCACATTCGTAGTGTACTTCGGCTGTATGCTATGCCTAAGATCAACCATTTTGAGCGTTGCACCAGAGTTATCAAATAATGCAATAATAAAGCCAGTGGCGCGATTGGTATAGATGAACGGATGGCCAGAATCTAGGACGGTCCGCACGAGATCACTCTGCTGCTCATCACCAAATTTTCCAGAGTACCCAGTGAACGTTCCACCATGATAGGGTGGGTCTATAAACAAGAATTGCCTACCAGACAATCCTTTTATCAATTCTGCTGCATCTCCAGGTCCAGCAATAGTAGTATCTGCGAATGCAACTGAAGCAGCTTGTAGTACAGCACTGTCGCAAATCGTCGGATTATAATATGATCCGGGCGGGACATTGAATTGGTCCTTCTTGTTGACTCTCATCAGACCATTGAAGCAAGTTTTTAATAGATAGATTGTACGTGCGGCTCTCTTGATCGGGTCTTGCGGGTTAGAGGCTCTGATGGCCCGGTAATTTGCTAGTGTGGTGGGGTCGCTCTTATGTGTATAGAAGTATTTGCCGTTAGCTAGCTCTTCAATCAGGCTATCCACGTTGACCTGTATCACTCGGTAGAGGTTTATTAAGTCTGGGTTCAGGTCAGAGATAGTGGCTTTTTTGAAATTTTGATATAATCTGTAGAATACTGCACCACCGCCCACCATCGGTTCACAATATGAATATTGTTTGGTATCAAGTTTCTGTATGATCTCGATAATACGATTTAGTAGGTATGCTTTGCCGCCTGCCCATTTTATTACTGGTTTAGCGATTTGCGCCATGAACCTCCTCCAGGGATTTAATACAGCAAGAGCCATCAATTTGATGGCTCTTGCTGACACAGGAGGCCGGCTTATGCCGGACGATTCTTTCCAGGTTTCACAGACTTCAGCTCAGTGTCGGGGCTATCGGTCTTGATCTTACCAGGCTTCGTGTCAAAGGAGTCGAGACTCTTGCCATCTTTTGGTTTCTGGGCTTTTCCAGCTTCTTTGGGCCTATCGCGATGGTCTTGCCTTGTCGTGTCGTAATTTGCCTTGCTTTCCGGAGTAGTAATATCCTTATCCTCGGCAACACTGGGCTTCACGATGCCCTCATCCTCTTCCTCGTCCTCGTCGGGTTCGGGAACCTCAGGCTCCGGACCAGCCGGTATGGCCTGGGCACCGCCTTCAAAATCGGGCATCTCATCGCCGGGTAATCCATCAGCTACTGCACTGGGTACCGCTTCATCACCAACATCGGTGACCGGCTGCATCCCAGCATCATCCATGTCGTCATCACCGAAATCATCAACATCCGGCTCGGCATCCGGCTCACCCTCTATACCTGGCTCTTCCAGGCCAGGCTCACCCGCCATACCAGGTTCGATTTCTTGTACCCCTACATCCCCATCAACAGCAACCGAAATCGTACCATCTGGGCCAGCAGTAATCGTAGCTACTGCTTCTGCCAGGGCTCTCTCATCTGCTTCACTGACCGGACGGAATTGCTCGATCCCTTCAGCCACCCATCTGCAGAATGGCTCAACTGAAGCACCTTCCTTAATACCAGCAGCCGCCATGGCACTTTCTATGAGCTCTGTGGGGACTGGAACCTGAACAGTCCTACCATCCTCACTGAACAGGATCGGTGGATCGGCATAATCCAAGACGAATCTGACACCACCAAACTTGCCAAGCATCCCCTTAGCCTCTTCATCGTGGTGGAGCCACTCAATGGAATCATCAACCGATTCAGTTTGCGGGGGAGGGCCGCTAACACCCTTGGCCGGAGTAGGCGCTGTACCATCACCTTCACCCACCTGATTCCCCTTATAACCCTTCCGCTCCTTCTTGTCAACCCGACTCTTGTTCATCCCGCGACGTCGGAGGAGAGTACCCCATTTGAATTGATCCTCATCGAGACGATGTCCGAACTCTGCTGAGACCTGAGACACGGCCGCACCAAGACGATGACTTGGAAGCTTGATGCCATTGGCCGCAATGGCTTGCATGGCAATATCAGAGACCTTTTCAAGCAATCTTTCACCGACTAGGTTTCTAGCTTCGGCAATACTGACCATGCTCGCGATCACATCATCCATTTCACTCGTGATGGTTGGACGGTCATAATCATGACCCATGCTGGATTCGAGTTCGACATTCTCGCCTGTGGCGTAGGGGTCACTGTATGGCGAACCCACCGACTCCTTTGTTGCCTTCTTCGCGTTCCATTCTCTTCTTGGCCCTTTGAAGATCTCAATTCCGTTGCGTTTTACACTGATGATATTATCTGCCACGTCGGGTTTCCGCTCGATGGTTTGGATTGTCACTCCCTTACTCTTTTTGCTGATATTAGGTGGGCCATATTCGCCTTCATTACACTCGACCTCAGTCTCTTCACCATCATCGTCCTTCTTCTTCCCCTTCTTCCAAGGCTCTTCACCTTCTTTCCACTTGGCCTCGGTCCGGGTCTTACCAAGGGCCTTGTTAACGGCTTCGGAAACCGAAGACTTTCCCCTCTTCTGCTTGGAGTCAAAACGAAGATTGACTTCGTCATCACGCCCCCTACCCTCTAGGTCTTCATCCTCATCACCCAGCTCTCCTATGCCCCCGAGGCCATCTTCATCGCCCAAATCCTCTTCATCACCCAAATCATCTTCATCGCCGAAGTCCTCTTCATCGCTGAAGTCGCCAAGATCTTCCCCGCCACCTAACTCGGCAGGCTCGCCACCAATGGAGATGAGCGGGGCATTAATGTTAATGGTATGGCCACTCCCGCTGGCACCAACATCGGCAGCATCGCCAAGATCGTCGCCCAACTCATCCCCCAGCTCTTCTGGCTCGCCGCCGCCGGGCTCATCTCCAGGAATCTCGTCAAAATCACTGAGCCTTCCCAGAGAATCTGCCTCCTGCTTGGCCGCCGCCAGCGTTTCGCGCACCAAATGAACCGTTGCATCGTCAACTTCAGGATCAGCTAACTTATGGATAAGCTCATTGACCTTCATCTGTAGATCCTGATCCTCTTGAATCTTCGGACTGGTCTTGAGCATATCAAGGGCCAACCGGTAAGCTGCGACCTCTTCATCCCGCGGCGATAGAGCTTCGTTGAAGGCCATTTCCAGGAATGTATTATAGGCACCCTCGAAGTTCTTAGATTGCTCGAGGATCATCACATTCTCGAGTAAAGTCGGATGTTGTGCCTTCTGAGCAGTAGCTCGCCACTCTCGGACAATTGTATCGCGATTCACACGCAGGTTAGTCCGATAAATCAATGTGGCCGTATCAGTGCACAATTGTTGGTTCATTACGGCTTTCGTGGCAAGCGTATTCTCGACCAGGGTCTGTGTATCCTTCCTAGTAAGCAAACAGAATTCCTGTTGTTCAGCCAAGAAATCCTTGATACTTGCGACCGCTTCTTTGATATTGTCCGCATTGATGAGCTTGGCAACCTTGTAGACCCGGTTTTGGAATCCGGGTGAGCGAAAGGCATTTATGGCAGCCTCACGCATATGCCGACCAACAACTCTGCGGCAGGCCCACTCGGAGACTGGGATGCGCTTGCTCGCTTCTCCTCCGAAGGTAGCATTGATAACCCGACCATTTTCGAGGACGATGGTATCGTTTACGCTCTCAACAAGTGCACCAACAATCTTATCCCTGTCCTCTGCGGTCAATAATGCATTGGTATCGACTCTCAACCGGCGTATAATGCCATCCCGAGTCTTAATAAGCCCCGATTCTGGTATTGTTCGTGGCGAAAATCGTTGGGCAGCCAAATTATTATAGGCAGTTCGCATCGCCCGTTGATCATTCTTTTCGATCGCTTCGACCAGGGTCGCACAGTTCTGTGCGAAAAGCATTTGCTTCTGCGATTCGATCAGTTTGACTGGGCGAATATTGGTGATCTGAACTTTGCCACCCTTAAGCTTCTTGTGGCCGGCAGCGTAGTAGCCACCATTGGTGTCCTCGATAAACAGCGTATCGGCGAACAGTGCCGCAAGTTGCCACTGAGCACCAGTTTTCTCACCCAACTTCTTCACGAGCGATTCAAAAAGCGCCACTCGGCTCTGAGCAGAATTATTGATAGTACCCAGAAACTTCCGGCTATCCATCACAACGGGTTCGACAGTTGTAGGCATCGTGAACTCCTATTGAGTAATCTCGCTCATAAGCTCTATATTAATGTTTGACTACGGGGATAATTGCTACTAATGGGCAGGCAAATCAGCATCAGTAACTTCATCATTGCCAACTATTCGCACAGCAGCCCCCCTCAGAATAGTGGCTACCTCAGAAATGGCCTCCTCCCTTATCACACGCGGCACCGACCATTCCACAATCATACCATCTTCTTCCTCAGGCTCCCACCGCCAAGATTCAGTGAGAACACTCCCATCCCCCGTACTCTCTGGCTGAACTCCCCTGGCTAAACCATCAAGCTCCTTCTGCTCAAGAATATGAGTAAAACAAGGAGTGCCCATAGCATTCTTTTGAGCGTGTAGCTTTTTAATGTAAGCGAGGGATTTAGCTTTCTTCGCATCATGGTCCATTTCGAGCAGCAAACCCCGGCCCCCAATCTCCCGGAGACTCTCCATCTCCTCGGGGAATGGCTCTTCCTCCTCATCGCCTTCACCCTCCGGAAGATCCTCATCGGGTCCACCTATATCGGGCATATCCTCATCGCCCTCATCTGGTAAACCACCCATACCACCCATACCACCCATACCACCCCCAGTTTCCTTGTCCTCCATCTCTTCAAGTTCCTGAATCTCATCGGGAGACAAATCAGTGAACCTGGTAACAATCCATTCCTTGGGGAACCATCCAATATCCTTCAGCTCAGCCATCACGGCGGTCCTAGTCTGCCATGTCTCCATTCGGTAGAGATCTTCGATAGCTGAGCTTGCTGCCAAATGCAATTCGAAACCCTTTAGAGCGTCAACTGGATAACCACGTAATGCCAAGTGGACTATGCCGGCCTTTGTAAACCCAAGCGCCAGTTCTGACTGTATCCATTTTACAGCCTTGGCGAACTCAGAATGTGATTGGCTCAGAGATTTCTCATTAGGCTCACCAGCCCCTTCACCAATCCCAACCCGAGCGAATGGGATCTTCATCGGAGCAATCATTTTCTTCTTGAAATATTCAATATCGGCAATTTGATCAAGATTTTCAGCCCCAGGTAGCACGTCAATATCTGGTCCACTGCCATCGGGCCTCTGTGGCAAGAAGAAATCGTCTTCTTGTACCATGGGTGAGTAGCGCTCGTCGAATGTTCCAGTCGTAGGATTATAAAACCGTTGCCGTTTGAACATTCTTGCAATCGCCTGCATGTATTCCGGGACCTCCTTTGGTGGGATAAGGCCAACTGGAATCTTGTACTTCCTCTTCTCGGGGGCCCTGGTATTCCCCACTGGGAGGGCATTAGCAATAAAATTGTGAACCTCATTTTCTACTGTAATATCATAGACTAAATCTTCACCAGCCTCTTCGACACTAAGTATGGCTTCAGAGCTGTCTGAACATCGTCTACCAGCACAAACAGTATAGTTCATGTCATGTTTTTGTACCCTTGTAAAGTAGAGACACCAACCAGTAGTCGGCGGTATGACTCTGCCCGGCTCAATTTCATGCCCATTTTCCCGTTCCCGCTTCCTCACAAGCCCAGACTGCCAACCCAGCCGACTAAATAATTCTTTAAAATCGTGAGTAAGCATTTCATTACAGCATTCAATCTCACACGATTCTGTCCTAGAATTATCATTCTTCAGCTTCCAAGCACCGATATCTGCATCAATATAGCCTTGGATAAAAGCTTCTTGGACCGAACGCAATGATAAATATACCCAGTTTGGAATCCGCTTGTTTTCAGCACCAGGAATAAAACCATTCGATATTACAAGATCATAGAGATGGCGAGAATTCCTATAAAATTTCCCACTGCCACGAGAACGATCATCACCGCTGCAACTACCACCAAAATATGCCGAAAATTTAGCAATATATTGCCTGTTGACATCATCATTATCACCAAGTGCAATTCCAACCTCTCGCACCCAATGACTATCACCTCGACTATTATTCGATTTCCTCTTACTTGCATACCCATCACCGATCATAAACCCAAATAGTCTGGCAAAATCCTCATTGATATATTCAGGAAGATTGAATTCCTCACAAATGCTGTGCGATGCATTGAATACCCAGCCCTGTCGATATTCTAGCTCAGTTTCTTCTTCAACTGTCTCACAGAGTAGTTCAGCAGTTTTAGCCGGTTGCCAACTATCTCCAGCAAAGAACCGCTCAACAGCTTTTCGGCGCAGCCCAACTTTCTGACTGATACTTGTTTTGCCTACTGGCACTAAAGCCGAAGCCTTCAACCTAGCATAGACTGGGACTTTCGGAAGCCTTAGTCGTACATACTGAGTGTGCTCAATCTGGGGCAATAAAAATCTGTGATGAGCTGCGCAACCATTCCTCTTAATGATAAGATCTTTAACATCGACATATTCTAACCTAGCTGGTCGATCGATTTTTTGTTTATTTCCAAATGATCTCTCCACTAGAATGGGATGAGTGGCGTTCGCATAAATTTCTCGATGCTGGGATTTAATATGATATATTGTATCCTTTCCATTACACATCCAATTTATCACTTTTGTTAGCTTGGGTTTGCCATCCTCTAGGCAGTAAACCACATCACCAATCTTAATATCAATAATGGGCTTATGACCATCTACAGTCCATATTAACTGATCACCCCGCAGACAGATCCTGTAGATCAGAGCCGCATCTTCCATTAAGCGCAATTGTTTAAAGGCCTTGCGTCCGCCATCAAGTACTGAGTTATGAACTACCACTCCATCAGCAAGAAAGTTGTGGTGACCATCTATTTGTATGTCATAAACATCGGATAAACCATCGATCTCGCTTATAGATATGATCTGCTCTGTAATATGATGCATCTTGCTATCAGAAACCATAGGTGAATCGAGCACTGCAGTTGCTCTTCCACCTTTATTCCATGCTATTCCTTTAAAATGAGACGTATCAATATTATATTCGCTACAACGATTTTTTAATAAATCAAACATGCTGCCATGTGGTTTATACCCAAGTGATCTTAATGTACCGGCATAGCTAGTATTGACCGCCGCAGCCTCTTGAAGAGCAGCAATATCAGTAAGGCAATTCGATTTTCGACCAGACTGATAATATGTGACGGTATATCGGAGTAGCTCTTTGTCCGACGCACATAGTTCTGAATTATTGCTAAATGGACCGGATATTTTACCACACTTATGGCCAGCACTAGTAGCGAGATACCTCGTACTTTGCAGTAGCTTCTTATTACACGAAGTCATCACTATGCCGCCATCTGCTCTCTGACAACCATCGGCATTAGCGTATCCCCGCAAAAACGCCTCTTTGAGACATTGCGACGAGCTGAACACCCATTGCGGAATATTCTTCTTATCGGCCTTTCCTATTAAACCCAGTCGCCGCATAAGCCCAGCCAGCAAAACATTATGACAGACAACAGCAATATCATTGCCACCACTACGTCTTATCGAACAATGCAAACCATACGATTCAAGTATAGCAATATACCTCTGATTTACTTCTGGATATTCGCCAAGCGCAAACTCTACAGATGACTCAGTAACCCAACCATCACCAATTAAAAATCCAAAAAATTCAGTGAATAATTCGTTGGCATACGGTGGAATATCCGGAATCACACAGTTGGCATTTGATGGTTGCGATAGTTCCAGACTAGTAAATCTTCCGCACTCTGTTATCTCTGGAACTACTAGTCTATCACCAATTTTTAAATCTTTAGCTTGTTTGAAACCAAACCCATCGACAAGTACTGGATGTTCAGCAGTACACTTTAACCGATGATGTCTTGTTCCAATCTCCAGTAGTTTTTTGTGACCAGTACACATCTGCGCAGAGACTATCGCCTCAACAGCCTTCGCACCATCCCACGAATACACTTTTTGATCAGGCTTAATATTTTCAATTGCTATTGGACCATTTGGCGTATCAATCAGTACATCACCACCAAGACAATTATGAACCACAACCCCATCCGCAACAAAATTATTATACCCAGAATCAACCTGAATATCTGCTGTCTCCCGAACACCGCCATCCTCTATGGCGACGATAGGCTCAAAAACCACATTTTCACCGTATTTCTCAGATTCTTTCTTGCGCGCATTATAACCACGCGAACCAGACTCCCTTTGCACATGCCGACCAGCAGATTCAAAAAGATCTGATTTGTAGAAGTATATGGTCCAAGAATCTGATCGTTGACACTCTTTATTATGGATGGTTGTCGTATTTGAGTCCCTCTGCCGCTTAATAATATTACCGCATTTCCATCCCATCTGATGCAACAACATCTTGGTATCTTTAATTAATTCATAATTTGACAGCTCCAAACCAATTCGCTCACAATCCCACTCATCAATATTGGTGCTTCCATCAGACTCAACAAGTCCCAGAATAAATGCCTCTTGAATTTCTGGCTTAGCTCTATACACCCATTCTGGTACCCTCTTCTTATCAAAACCAGAGCATAACCCCATTTCTGCCATGAGTAGACCGAAATCGACAGAATAAACATAACACGCATCATGTTTGAGTTTGCTTTGTGATCCAGTCTTCTTAATCCTACTTGGGCTCAAACCATATGATTGTAATAGTAATTCATATTTTGAGTTTATGGATTCATGTTCTCCAAGCGCAAATTCTATTCCTGTGATATAACCCTTTGATTGTTTTAACCACCCATCACCAATCAAGAACCCAAATAATTCAGCAAATTGGATATTGACACATCGTGGTAATGCTATGATATGCTGGTTGGAAGTCAACTTAGCGCAAGCATTCGTTAAAACATTCTTAGTACGAGCAAATGATGCAACTTCCAACAATTCTATTTCCTCAGAACCAATCGGAAGGCGCGGAATTACCAGCTCATTGCCAATCTTTAGTTTATCAGCCCGCTTGTACACCAATTCAGAATACCATTTTTCACCAAACTTAAACGCCCGCTTTATCCATTGACGAACCATTACGGGGTGATTCTCACTGCATTCATTCACACAGTGTTTGGTCCAAATCTTCAAGATTTTCTTTTTGCCAGAATGGCATGCTGCCAGAACCTTTGTTTCAACTAATTTAGTACCATCAAAAGTATGAACCATATCATCAGCTTGGAAGTCCTCAATATTCTTATAACCTAGGGGGGTAGAAACACGGGTGCCAAATATCTGACACCGGCCATAGGGGTGATATATGTTCTCAAAACTAGTCAAACGGAAATGCATACATGCCCAGGGGTGCAAGAAAATAGGTTCGGGGTAGATATCATCCTGGTAGAAAAACCCAATAAGGTCACCAAACCTAGTCTCTACGCGAGTGAAATTATAGACATTCATAAATCGAAGAGATGATACACCGCTCCGATTCTTATCAGTTACAATCTCAAAGGGACAATCCCCAAACTTGCACAAATATCTAGCGGCCGGTCGAATAATTCGGTCTGTCATCAACGTCTCATAATAGAACTCCTCAAGTTCTTCCTTAATCTTCTTATCATTGGCACGAATAATCAAAGCATGCTTGTGCTCAGGATCAATAAGGCTACAATTGTGAATTATCACCCACGATCGATCTGTCCCAGCAGCAAAACAGTCATACTCGGGAACAGTAATGTCATAAGCATCTTCAACAATATCAAGTGACTCTACTGACTCCACTATGTGATTGTGAGGGGGAGCAATTTCATGCTTTTGTTTCCTATAATTCATAGAAGATGGGACTAAAGAATCCCCCGAAACCAAGTCCTTGGCGTTTATCCATCCTTGTTTTGTAAGGAATGGGTGGTCTGGAGTGCAATCAATATGATGGCCCCCACCCCATTTCACCCGAACAAAAGCAGCATTGCGTTTGGTAACTCGTGCTGCTTTGGCTTTTGCAAAAACGTATTTATCATTTTTAATATCATAGGCACTAACCCAAAATTCGTGATCTGGTCCCTTTGCAACGAGTTCAGATATTGTGGGGCATGCGCCACTCGCTTGTAAAATCCTGGTATCACCCGAAACACACTCATCTGCGTAGAGATCACATGCCAGAGACACCTCACCCGTCTGATCCATCTGCTCATAGTCTTTGTACCTCTCGAGGCGATTTATCTGGAGATTCGTCTGTTCGAGGATCGCGCTCTGTGAACTAAAGTTTAAGAATTCACCGCCGGTCGTGATCCTATCAATAGCTGATTGATCTTGAAGAATTCTTTCCTGTTGAAATATACGATTAGCCCTAGTAAATTCCCTGACGCGATCAAATACTAACCAATTACTAGGAGGCATTTATCTTCCTCGTGAAACACAGTTTCTCACCACCATATCTTTTGACGTACCCTTTAGTTCGCGCAAATTCAGATTCAATCATGTGTAATGATCGTGCTCGCTGATATAATGTTTTCTTGTGCATTACAAATCCATCACTATCCACATACCAATAGTCCGAAGGAACAGTATGATGGAGCTCAAAATTACTAGCCTTGTATACAGTACCATCATGGCCAACAGTCTGATCGGCATAAGCAATAACTAATCGACAGTCTATCAGCTTAATAGTTCGAGAAATAAACCAGCTAGCAAAATTCTTCTTGTGATAAGAAGGATGAATACAAAGCCTTGATAATTCCCGTACATCACCGTCAACCAAGCCAAACTGCCCGGCAGTATTCTGGCGCAATGGAGAACTAAAAACAATACACCCAATCAATTCGTCTCTACAATAGGCGCCAAAGCATTTACCACCCCTCCCCTTGCCAATATAATGGTAAGCATCAAGAAACTCCCTAACATCCCCGCTAGACACTTCTTTTAATATGACATCCTCAAAATCAAAATCAACACATTCAAGGTCCAATCCCAATTTAAGCTTTAATCTATCAAGAACTCGGTCCTTGGCGTGGAATTCGTGCTCCCAAATATATATAATCTCATATTCAGGAAAATAGCGATCGATATATGTAAATTTAGACTTGTCATTCCTAATGGATTTGGGCAAAGAGTGCCAGTAATCACCCTGACATTCAATGAGTAAATGTTTGTGCATTTTTCCTTGTTTGGGTATTAAACAATCAAAGGCATAATATCCAATAGCTGTTTCAGTGCCTTCTTTATAGTATTCAATATCGAGATCATCAAGGTATTTATATAATTGCAATTGGATTGAGCTTGTCCTAGGGGTATTGGCTCGAACAATAGCCATTTTCTCTCTGTATTCTGGATCGACCCACCTGCGTTTAGAGTTTTCACTTAAGATTTTGGACATCCGTTCCTTGAATTCTGGGTCAGTCCACAATCCAATCATTATTTGAGATATCCGTTCTCTGTATTCTGGTTGATTGTAGATAGCAATCATCCGTTCTCTATAATCAGGATTTTGCCATGATTGTTTGGAGTTTTCACTCAAGATTTTGGATGTCCGCTCCCTATATTCTGGATCAGCCCAAAGCTTCTTAAAACTTTCACTCAAGATTTTGGATATTTGCTCCCTGTATTCTGGATCAGCCCACCTGCGTTTAGAGCTTTCACTAAAGATTTTAGATATCCGTTCTCTATACTCTGGGTCAGCCCAAAGCTTCTTGGAATTCTCACCTATGATTTTAGACATCCGTTCTCTATACTCTGGATCGGCCCAAAGCTTCTCAGAGCTTTCACTAAGGATCTGAGCCATCTTTTCTCTATAACTTGGGTCCTTCCACGCGGCTTTAGCACCCGCAGAGCATTTGGCACGAACTTCTGGACATGCCATGGACTGCAGGTGCTTATCAACAAATTCTGGTGTTGAGAAAAGTTCAAGAGATATCTTACGATGCTTTTCTCTTTCTGCTGGATCCCCATATCGCTTTTTGAGTATACTTGTCATATCAACAGATTTCATGGCTTGCTTAACGGCACTACTGTGCTTATCTTGGTATTCAGTATCTTGCCACAGAGTTGTTGATGATAATTGTCTCTTGGAGATGTATTCTGGGTCCTGCCATTGCTTTGTCATCCTAGCCGATATGGTATTGCTTTCACGCAATTTGACACAGGATGGACAGCACCATTGCATCTGATTATTGACGACTTTAGATTTAACACGTATGGTTATGGCACGTTTTTTGGAACAGTTATCACATATGCAAACCACCTTGGGCCGTTTGCTATCCGGCAATGACCTATAGCCGAATTCGTTTAGAGTAGTATCCCAATCAATCATGCCGATACTCTATGACCATATTTGTAGTATATTTTATTTACCCACAGGTAAATTGTTATTGATATTTCAAACGATAGGAGCCAGGAGTGATTCTTATGTCTGTGCTAGCTATTTAGCAATTTATTGGGATTTATCAGCCCATAACCATAGTGTGGATCCTTACCCTTCTTACCCAAATCAACACATGATTTGATTAGATGATTAAGCATGTCTTGCCGGGTGTTGATTGGTGTTGCCCCACCGTGCAGCCTGTGCTTGGCTAGAGCCAGCGCCATTATTCCCGATACAATCGGACAGGACATACTCGAGCCGGACATGGTTGCCAGCGCTCTGGGAGGGAAGCAACTAATGATATTAACACCGGGGGCAACCACATCGACTGTGTTGCCACGGGACGACCAAGAGGCTATTTCCTTTTTTTGAGTAATAGCACCAACTGAGATTACCATTTTGTGCATGGCCGGATAGCAAACTGTATTCATCCGCGGACCAGAATTACCCGCAGCCGCCACGACAAAGGTACTCTGAGGAAGTGCTCGGAGTGCTTGTAGTACATCTCTCATGGCTGAACTAGAGCCAAGACTCATTGAAATGATATCAGCACCCTGATTGGCGGCCCACTTGATACCGTTGGCTATCCAAGCAGTCTTGCCCCATCCTTGATTATTGAGTACCTTGGCAATCAATAATTTGCACTTTGGAGCAATACCAACTACGCCAATATCATTAGCTCTGGCACCAACGATCCCTGCAACGTGACTACCATGCCCATCATGATCGTAGATGCCTTGCCCAGTGAAATCTTGGAATTTTACGACAGCTTTTTGGAGATCGGGATGATGATTTGCGTATCCTGTATCGAGGATGGCAACCTTAATGCCCTTACCTCTGGTCTGTTTCCAGGCTTGGTTTATGCGCAAAGCTTTATGTGCCCAGCCCACACGCTCTGTCAACTTCTTTCTTGACTTCGTCGTGACTGTATACGGCATTAGAGAGAATTCATAGTACATGTTGTGAGCCCCATCGTTTGCCAAACCCGTGTTTCTTGACAGAAACACTCGGTAATGATTGTGCAATCGGTGTCGCCCCAATTTGCTGAGTGAACCTTTGCAGTTCAGCCATGGCACTCAGATCTGGAGAAACAGTCTCAACACCCGTCATGGGCATTAAGAATGCTGGGTCAGCGCTCCCGGCTGTGGCGACCAGATCACCTAATTTATCTTCGATCGATGGCTCTTGCGGAACCGCATAGCGCAATTCTGCAGTTGGCATAAAGGGTATAAGCCCAGAACTTCCCATAGCAATTGCATCGTGAATTCCTATAAAGGCCAAACCAGTAGATACAACGAGATCGTCAAAGTTCCCGGGGCCATCCTCTGCCTCTGTCTTATTAGTATCTCTTCCAGCCTTATCTCTCTTTCGGACATAGATTTGAAGTTGCTTGACCAGCCGCCTGCTATAAATCTTCCACCCAGTCTCATCAGTACGAAGATAGTCTATTAAAAGCTTATTCAATTTCGGCTTTGAAGCCAAGGTAGTCATAAACCCATATGCAGCAACTTGCATCTTCTGCTGCTTGGCCGTAGCAGACGGCTTATCATTAATATCCTTCTTCCGCCACAAGTTCGGATACATCAGATCATAGCGAAGCTCATCAATAAATGCATCACCACCATTATTACGTTCGACTACCATTAGGGCATTGTTATACCAGCGACCGAGATAATCCACCATATACTTAAACTGGCGTGGCAACGTATGAACCATCAACTCGGCAACCTGCTCCTGCTCATCAACATCGAATATTTCAGCACCGAAATAATCACGCCCTTTACCAGTGGCAATATCGACACCCATTGTATAACGATGAGCAGATGTGCCAGGATCAACAATCCGATTCCCCATAGCCCGTTGCGGACTTCCATAGGCCGGAGGCCGCCAAACCCAGAGCCCCTCGTCGGGTCTGGGATCACCCGTGTCACCAAGGAAATTAATTGAAAGACGATGCTGTTTCACCGGGTGAACATATGGTTGCTCGCCCTTGATCGTCTTGAACTCATCATCGATACAAGTTGTAAGATGTGTCAGAACTCTCGGGTCAACAACACTGTTACCGGAGCCGACAAAATTTGCTAAGATCTCCTGTTTAAACTTCCATGCCTCACCCCTCTCTTGCAAGGCCCGATACTGCTCTTCAAGCCACGGCGACCAGAAAGGACCGTACTTATCGATCTCATCGGCCGTAGCACACTTCCGAATGCCCGCTGTCGGGGAAATACTCGTCTTGCGACCGCTAAGCGCATCTTTATAGGTGATCGTCCAGTCCATATCCCACCAGTTAATCATGATGGGATAGAAATCATTCAAACCAGCCTCGGCATCTGTCCAAGTACTCCAGTACCAATTCCCCACGCCAGAGGTGGTCGATACAATAATTACGGAACCCCCATGTTGGAGTGTGTTATGCCCCACTACAGAGTTAATCAAATAAGTATGATTTGAAGGTACGGACAAATCATAAGTCTCACATTCACTATCCTCAACACTAACAACAGTATCAAAATGTAAACCATCTCTCAAGTAGACAGCCAGCCTACAATTCAGACCAAATTCTGAATCTAATTCTTTAACTAGCCCCAACCGAACCCATCTGGATTTGCGGATTCTATAAAAATTCCACTTACGTTTATCTGCACATCCCCTAAAAGTACCACCAGCAAGTATTTTGTCTATGACTTCGTCCATAAGCTCTGCTATCAATATATCATGATGTAATTTCGAATGCTCTATACACCCAGTAATACGATCAAGATTTTGCTGCTTGCGGTTGGTTGTGAATCCTATTTGCTCGCGATATTTAGTTTTATTGTAATCGTCATATATTTCTACCTTATAATATGGATTATCACTAAATCTATCCTCTGTGTGATTTTCAATTTTACGTTTTTTGGATACTATACCAATAGATGATAATAGAATTTGTACCTGTGAAGCCAACTTCCTCGAAACGGTAGAGAATCCAAGTTTCGTACTTGTAGACGATTCATAACACCACCCATCAGAATCAAATAGTCCACGCAAAAAAGCACACACAACCTCGCGATCGGATTGCATGATAATGGGTGGAATCTCCGCATCGTGCGCACTGGTCTTTGTGTTGAGATTGTGCTTCTGTATAAATGCAATAAATATTGCAGAATTTAATCGCAAACTAACAGTTGTCTTATCTCTTACTAAATATGCATTAGTTTCTAAGCCCAATGGTAATGCACTGAAACGTTCAATGGTTAGATTGCATGTATCAATATCTTGTGGATCAAAATATATTCTAAACCGCTTGGGCCTGCTGATATTTAAACTACCATCTCCAATATATAGTCCAAGAATCTCTGCAAACTGGGGAGTTAGATCTATGTCTCCAAGGTTGCGCCTTTTACCCACAAATTGATCTGGTTTGCTAACAACAATATCGCCCTGCTGTGTAGATGACAACTCCCTCCACACATAATCGCCATTATTGTCTATTAC